TTCCATAAATAGCTGGATAAGCAGGGAAGAACTTACTGTTGCTTTTGCTGTATGTACCAATGCAGATAGTGACACAGGTATGCCTGCCGATGGCTGGACTGCTGGCGGTGGATATACAGGTAAGGTAGTTATCACCAGTATTACTGCTAATGCTCCAGATAATGATAATGCTACTTACTCTGTTACTCTGGAAGGAACAGGGGCTTTATCGCCTAAAGTAGCGTAATATATTCACTGGGGAAGCTGTTGCAGTTTCCCCTTTTTTATTTATATACTATGGAAATTCAAATTAAAGGTACTGCATATAATATACGATATACTATCAGGGCTATGTTCGTATTTGAACAGATAACAGGCAAGATATTCAGATTGGAGAATCTGACGGATTACTACCTGTTTTATTATAGTCTGTTGGTAGCCAATAATCCAGATTTGCAAATGACATTCGAGGACTTTATTAATGAATGCGATGATGAACCAGCCTTAGTTATCCAGCTACAGGAATTTCTTTCTAAAGAGATGGAAAAGCAGTCTGCATTCATTAGTGATACTGTAGATTCAAAAAAAAAGTAACGATTAGTGAACTATATGCTTTAGTAGTTCTGGAAGCAGGTATAGCACCTGATTATTTTCTGGACAGTATGCAGATGTATGAAGTGAAGGCAGTCTTGGAGAATCTGCAACATAAGAATAAGACTGGCTGGGAACAGGCTAGGATGATAAGCTATATCATAGCCCAAACTAACAGTACCAAGCAGTTATCACCTACTGATATTATGAAGTTTGATTGGGATGAAGCCAAAGAAAAAGATACTTCTATCAGTAAAGACGATATAGCCAGACTACAGGCTAAAGCTAATCAATTTATAAACACACAAAACTAAATATATATGGCTGATTTAGTAACCAGACTATTACTTGATTCATCTGGTTTTAATAATAACATAGTTAGGAGCAGCAGGCAAGTACAGGAGTTTCAACAGATAACAGGCAATATAGTAGGTACTATAGGAAAGTTTGCTGCTGGTATTGGAATTGCAACTACTGCCAGTGACGCTTTTATGAAGATAATAAGAAGCTCACAGGCTACTAATGATGAATGGGACAATACATTAAATTCTTGTAAAGGAACTGTAGACTTATTCTTTCAGTCTATGTCTGCTGGCAGTTTTGAAGCATTTAATAACGGTGTTCTTTCTACAATAAGGAATTTGAAAGAACTTGAAGCATTGCGTGATTCGTTGAATGATGCTAAGTTGTCAATGGGATTCAATACAAAGGTTTTTGAAACGGAGTTTACGAAATATGAATCTATAATCAGGGATACCACCAAAAGCAAGCAAGAACGGGAAAAGGTATTTAAAGACTTGCAAAAGTTGAAGGAAGATTTTAAAATAGATGTTACTGATGTTTTGGGAGGTGCAGAAGAAGAACTTATTCAATCATTGAATATTAGAACAGGACGAAAAGACTTTAATATTAATGATATACATAAATATATATCAATCAATAATAATGATTTTTCATCTAGAAATGAGAAAAAGGCATTAACGGAGTATCAAGACCAGTTAAAGGCATACGAAAAGGAAATAAACCAAATACAAGGCAGGATTAATTCTACCAGAGGTGATACTAATGAATGGACAGGTGAAACCAAAAAACAGATGAGGGAAAAACTGTCTTCTATTAAGCAACAAATGGAACTATTCAAACAGCAAAATTCAGAACTTGAAAAGCAGAATTTCTTGAATCAGGATAATGATGCCAACAGAGGTGAAATGATTAAAAACTATGAGTATGCTTATGATTTGAAAAAGCGTATGTATGATTTTGATAAACGTACATTGGAACTACAGAATAGCCTTAAACCTACTGGAGGAAATAATAAGGTAAAAACAGAAGAAGTAATTCCTGCTGGTTCTGTTGCTGAATTGGATAAGCTGATAACGGAAGCCAGAAAGAAGTATGCTGCTGCCATTACAGACGATGCCAGAGTATCTGCACTAAAACTGATACAGGAACTGGAACAGAAGAAAATAGTTCTGAATATTACCGCTAAGTATAACAGTAGGGAGCAGGGAGAATTAAAACCTGCTGGTATTCCATCCGTTAAAGGATTTGATTCAAAGGATATAGGTAAACTGACTACTCCATTAGTAACAGAAGAAGATGTAAAAGTCAATAATGATTATGCAACTTCATTAGGTGTTATTGCTACTGTTATGGGTTCTATATCCCAAATGACAAATGAAGGTGCTTCTGCTTGGTTAACTTGGAGTGCTAATTTAATGACAGCTATAGGTACTGCTATTCCTGCTATAGAAGCTCTTATTGCTGCAAAGAAAGCGGAATCTATAGGAAATGCCGTAGCCAGTGCCACACAAACACCTGTAGTAGGTTGGCTGTTGGCTGGTGCTGCTGTAGCTTCTGTAATAGCAGCTTTTGCCACTATGCCGCAATTTGCCAATGGTGGTGTAGTTGATGGCAGTTCCTTCTTTGGTGATAAGGTACTGGCTAGGGTGAATAGTGGTGAAATGATTCTGAATAAAAGTCAGCAGTCCAATTTGTTCAACCTATTAGACGGTGGTTCATCTGTAAAAGGAGGTGCTATGTCTGGAGAAGTTGAATTTAAGATTTCAGATAAAGCACTGGTTGGAGTTTTAAAACAACACAATAACAGAATAAACAGACTGACATAATGGGATATCAATTAATATATAACTCATCTTTTAAGGATATAGATGAGAATACTATCAATATTGAAATATACAGGGATTCAGGAGGAACTTTGATAGCTTCTGAATTACTTTGTTCTGCTGATGCAGTTTCAATTAACTATGAATCAGATGACGATGTGTTCAAACCAATCAAATGTTCAGATTGCCAGATTAATGTCTTAACAACTAAGGTACTGGCTAATCTCTACACAGCATTAGGAAACCAGATATATTGTACTATCTCAAAGAATGGTTCTTTATTGTGGTGTGGTTATTCAGTCCCCTGTCTTTACAGTACGGATTATAATGAAGAATATAATTTGTTATCCTTGCAGTTTAATGATATTCTTTCATCTCTTAGTAACTATAACTACACCTATCTAAATGAAAAGCAGTCTATAGTGTCTTTCTATCAGGTAATCAAACATATCATAAGCCAGATTGATTCCAATGGACTAATAAAGAATGTCTATGTACACAACGCAAAGAAGATAAATGATACTACTGATTTACTAAATAATTTATTCATCCTAGATAGAAATTTCTTCGATGAAGCGAATGAAGCAGAGAACTGTAAAGACGTATTGGAATATATTGCAAGGTATCTGGGTATGACTTGCTATTATTATGGTGATTCTATTTACTTCGTGGACTATGATATTATTAAGAATATCAATTCATATACTAAATATACCCTGTCAGATGATAGTAATACGGTGGTAACACTTGATAACACCGTTATTAATGTTAATCAGAATATTTATGAAAGTAATGCTAGTATAGCCATTGGTGAGCTATATAATAAAGTGGTGGTAGTTGCTAATTCAAATTCTAATAATACTATAATTCCTGAATGGAATGATGAGGATGATATTATAAATCAGAATGCAGACGCAAATAAGTATTATGAATCGACAAGGGATATTAGTGGTAAGAATTATACATTATTGAATGCTTTCTTTAAATCGAAGAATAATTGGGATTGGAATAAGCCATATCTTTTTGAGATTAACAAACCAATAGAACCGATAGAAGAAGTAACTCCAGATAATGCTGCATCAAATGGCAGCTACTGGCAAAAGGCAGCATATTATGAGACTGCCAATGAACCTTCTTCTTTAAATTGGAAGACATATTTTACGATAAGTGATTACGGTCTGATGGGATGGAAAACAACAGACGGAGTTCAATTGTCATTGAAAAATAAGCTACCTATAGCAGTCAAAGGTGGAACTTTCATCATTGATATAAATTATAGACTGTCTGGTGATTGGAATGCAGCAGAATGTATTGTAACATCTGATGAACAATACTATGATGGTAAATATTCCACGGGATTTACAGATACGATGTTTAAATGTAAACTTGCCATTGGTGATACGATGTACTATGATGGTGATGGATGGGTTAATTATCAGGAGTATCATAATAAAGTAGCAAGGAATTATTATAAGATATGTAACGGTCCTAATACTTGGGCAGGTGCAACTTGGTATAAGTATCTGGATGAATATGGTTACTGGCGATTTGTTACTAAAGGGGAATATGATTCTATTTCTGGACGTGAAAAGTATAGTGGTGGATATGCAGATAGAAATTATGTGTATTCGTATACGAATAGCAGTAATGAACGTGTATTTATTGAAAAGTGGTTTTATGATGAATGTAAATTGCAAGACTGCTTTTATCTGGTGCATAAGAATAAAGTAGGGGATAAGGTGTTTGATACTGATTACTCATTGACTAATACAGTTTCGTGGCGTATGAATCTGGCGGAAAGTGAAGATGGTGTTGCTGTTCCATTGCCATCTGATAAAATGACATTAGGGGAATTGACATTTGAACTTTACGCTCCTAATCAACTTGGAACTACTCCTATGAGACGTACTGATAAATCACCTGTCAGGTGTAATTCATTTCATATTAATGATGTTAAATTGAAATATACTACATCTGATTATGTGAAGGATATTTTTAATGATGAAACGTATGATGAAGACTTGAAGTTTGAGAATGTAATTGATGAAAATATAGTGAATGATTTTGATGATATTGAATTTAGAATCAATACTTATAATGAGCACGCAGGCAGCTATAGCTATGTTCTTACTAAGGTGGGAGATGAATATTACTTTGTTGATACGTTGACTGATGGAGTTTCTAAAGATAAACTGAAAGCAGAAGAACACTGTATTAATAAGTATGTGAATTACTACAGTAAACCACGGTTCAGATACAGTAACTCAATAAAGAATAGGGATATATCGCTTAATTCAATCCTGAAAGAGAATACCTTGAATAAGAACTTTGTAATCAATTCCATCACCTACGATTTGATGAATAATAAGTGTGATGTTGAATTGAATGAAATACGATAATATGGAAATAAAATCTAACTATATACCACATAATTTCAGGAACAAGTATTTAAAGAATGTAGGTGGAAGTTATTCAAGCACAGTTTTACAGCCAACAGTATCAGGTGAAGCTGGTACTAAAGTTGTGGTAATTGATGATTTGGAAACTTCCAGCAAGGATAAGGCATTATCTGCCAATATGGGTAAATACTTGAATGAAAACAAACAAGATAAGAATGAATATGTAGATACGATAAATCAGTATTTAAGTACTGATTCTGATGTGAAATTTAACTCTGTCGCTGGCAAGAATGGAGAGTTTGACAATCTGAAAGTAAAAGGAGGGCTGGATGTCTTTACTATTACGAGTAATGAGGTAAGGGGAACTAATGGAATTTTATATGTTACCGATTCAGCACAGGTAACAGGTATAACTTCCAATGAAAATAATGTAATGGTTCTTACAGTCAGTGATTCTGTCTTTAGGGTGGATGATATTCTACTTAGCCAGACTTTTGATTCATCTTCAAAGAAGATAGTTTTAAAGGTTAATACTGTGGATGGTACGACTATTACCTGCAATGTAATAGAAGCACTAGGCAATATAGAAACTGGTGATGCTTTAGTAAGGATAGCCAATACGAGTGATGCAGCCAGACAAAGTTCTATCCTGCTGAATCCGTATGATGGCTGTATTGATATACGTACAGGTTGTACTTCTGAATCAGATTCCACAATATCCAGTAGAATAGGTAATCTGGATGGAATTACTGATACTGATTTCGGTGAACTGTCTGGTGATGGACTTTATTCTAATAATGCTTATCTGTCTGGTGCAATAAGAAACCTGTCTGGAAAATGGGAATTGAAGGATGATGGTTCTGGTAAGTTGGCAAATGGAAATATTAGCTGGGATACAGAAGGTAAGTTAACATTAAAGTATGGTACGAGGAAGGAATTTAAAACTATAGATATTGATGATTATGATTTTGCAAATGCATTTGAAGTTGATTTAAAGGATGGGTTGAATTTCTTCTTTACGAAAAATAAGGATAATGACCCTAGAACAATAATATTACCTTGCAGTGATACATTTATAGGGCTTGAAGTTGAAATGATATTTAAGGGAAATCCCGGTTTAATAAGACTTGAATGTACAAATAATTATGCGTTTATGTATAACGGGCAAGATGTACGCTACATTTCAATAGGTCATTATCCAAGACGATTAAAATTGGTTGCAAGAAAATATAATTTCTCAACTAAGGGTATGTGTAGTTGGTGGATTGATAATGCAGCAGAGTTTAAAATCAGTAGTGACGGTACATTTGCAGGAACATTCAGGTCTATTTGAGTTTATGAATCAGCAACAAATACAATTAATAATAGCCTGCATACTGGTTGTTGTAGGTATAGGATTACTGATAGCAGGATTCTGTGTAGTACCTGTAGGCATCATACATAGTTCTATTCTGGTAGCATTTGGTGAGGTGCTTACTTTCGTAGGAGCTTTATTTGGAATAGATTATCATTATAAGAGCAAATAATATTAGCCTGTAGTCTTGATTGATTACAGGCTTTTTTTTTGTACCTTTGCAGCAATTCCAGATGTCTAATGAGTTAGAATTGGAAGGACATATTATCGAAAGGTGTTATTGAAATTATCTTCTGCTGACAAATTCTCGCAAAATTTGAAATGGAGTGAAGATGGTAACGATAGCACTCACATCATTTGTTATATACTTACCTTGTATTAGGTTTCTATATTTCAAAATTGGTGTGGGGCTATTGTTTTATCCACTCCAAAGGCAATGCGAGAAGCCAGTCAGTAGGGTAAAGCAGATATAGTTCCCACACCTTTTTATTTATAACTGCTTTCTAGGGGGACAAGTAAGCTGAATAATTTATTAATATGAGTAGATTTAGATTGGTGGCAATTGCATTATTAGTTGCATTGTGCGCAGGATTTTATTCCTGTGGTGGAGGTAATGATGAAACGCCTTTGAACAATGATGACAATTCGAATATCAGTAATGAAAATGGTAATAGTGTTATTGTGGGAACTACTGCTATGGTACAGTTGAAAAAAGTAGGTGCACTATCTACATTAATTTCTGATAATGTAAAGTTCAACATAACAGATTTAAGGATTATGGGAGATATTAATGGGGATGATATTGCATTAATCCGCGAAATGGCAGGTGCAGATGTTAAAGGTAATGAGACAAATGGTAAACTGGCTAATTTAAATCTTTCGAATGCAAATTTGGTTAATGGAGGGATATATTATACTGGAATAACACAAGAAGTATCCTCAAGTAATGAACTATGGCAATATATGTTTTATAAATGTGGTTCATTGACATCAATTGTACTTCCTAATAATATAGCGCATATAGGTGCTTTTGCTTTGTCATATAGCGGTATAACATCTTTTACTATTCCTAATAATATACAGACCATAGGAAATGAAGCATTTGCTAATTGCACTAAACTTGAATCTATTGTTATAGGAAATAGTATAGTCAGTGCAGCAGAGAATATGCTCGATGGTTGTATTAACTTAAAAAAAATAAGAATGCTTAGTGATAATAGCACTTATACTATTGAAGGTAAAATCTTCCAAAATGGTATGTTGTTTAATGAAAGTAAAAGTGAATTAATAAGATGTTGTTATTTGGGTTCTTCTAATTATATAGTACCTAATGGAGTAAAAAAAGTAGGAGATTATGCATTTACAGGATGTAATCAATTAGAATCTATTACTTTTTCAGACGATGTTATAATGGTAGGGAAGTACGCTTTTCAGAATTGTATTTAGAGCCTTATAACTAACCATGACTTACTATGACTAACTAAACATAAAGCCCTGATTTTCAATACTCTTTGATTTTTAACACTTTCTGAGTGCTTTTTGGCAGTTCCCGATTTTCCA